CCAACTAGCCATGTTTACGTTTTCCTGTTTTGTGTACACGTTCTTGTAATGTGTTCATACCTTCACCCCATAGTAGAGGAGAACAGTTTTAAACGCTTTTATATGGCGCTTTATCTCGGTTAAGTCCTCATTTATGTCGTGTTCAAAGATGGCTAAAGCATGTCCCTTCTTACGCCGCTTATGGTCTTCCTTCAATATCGCCAGTGCCTCCTTGAGATTCTGCGTGGTGATGTCATCAAACAACTCAGGGCAGGGTTTAATCTTCATCAGTCACTTCCAGTCCAAAGCGTCTCAGGATTTCATGTTTGGTTTGGCGGTGCAGCCCAACCTCGTAGGCAATGTCAGCACACTCTCTAACCACTTTCTCAATGTAGTCAGGGTTTAACTGCTCGGCTTCACCAACTGCCGCTTGGATAGCTGTCATGATACCAAGCCGTGCAAACGCCGCCACAGACTCAGGCGGTAAGTTGAACATATAGTCTGCGCTGCCGTCGTCGTTCTCTTTAATCAGGTACACCTCAGTCTTCTTTTCCATACCGCTGCTTCCTTTCATTGGCTGTTTTTATTGAATGACACTCTTTACATAGCACCTGTAAGTTATCCACCTCACAGAACAGCCTAGCTATGTATGAATCCCAACCAGCAAACCCTTCTGAAACATCAACGACAGGTTCAATGTGATCCACCTGAATCTCCTGCCTAAGAAATACTTTAGCACATCCAGCGCACTCATACTTCTTAACCTGCCTCCCAGTAGCTTTGTTAAGTCTTCTACCAACACAAGCAAGATCCAACGCATGATACACTGGCTCCCACTTCCTCATCCCCATCCTTAACACAGATGTTATGAATGAATTAAATCTAGCCTGTGTCCACTTACCATTATTGTATGGCTTCTCTTTAGTCATTGGTTAAGTCTAGATAAATACTTTCAACATCAACCTCTGACATGTCCATACCAAGCAAGACATCTTCGATGTTTTCTTTGAACACTTCCTTTAAATAATCTTCATCCAAAAGAATTGGAGGTACATCTTCTTCTTTAATGTATGCAGAAAACTTAACTGTTACTCTCATCAATGATATTTAATATTAGAAGATGACGAACCAAATTGTTGCAGGTCCTCGTCACCTATATCAAGCTGCTCTTTCACAGCCATAATATTCTCTCCACAATTATCGAAGATAAACTTCTGATATTCCTCTACAATTTCTTCCTTGTGAGCAAGAAACTCTAGTATGGAGATCATCATAATTCCAACCATAGATAACTCAAATAGTTTTATTTTGTCTTGAGTTACAGGAGTTATGATAGTTTGAGCTATCTCAAAGCTATCATCCTCGTCAGGTCTAAGAACAATGACAACATCATTCTGCTTAATATCTAAAGTGGTGGTTCCCACATCTGATTCCTTTTCCGTCTGAGCCACAAAAGCCTAGCGTTTTCTAAGAGTCTGGGATAGTTATCGTATGCTTCAGCACACACAGCATACATCTCTTCCTCATTGGTGCAGTCCTTAAGCATCTTCTCTGCTGTCTTAGGACCAACCCTATCAAGACCAAAGATGTTGTCGGTGGCATCACCAGTTAACAACTGCTTATAAAAGAACCTTGTGGCATCAGCTTCAGAGACATGATAATGTAACTTCTTAATGAAGTTAAAGTGCCAGCCCGGAACCTGATCAAAGTCTTTATCCACAGTAGCCATGATGCATTCATCACCTAGCTTCGTAGCTTCGATTGCTATGGCATCATCAGCCTCTTGACCCTCAGCAACAAAAGCACCCCACTCTTTGATGATGTGCTCTCGTATCTCTTTAAACTTTGGCGGCTTTGGTTGTGTTCGATTGCCTTTATATGGGTGGGTGACAGCTACCTCATGTCGGTAATTATTTTTACCAGTTAGAAATAGCCGCCACTTATCATAATAACAATCGTCGTGATCAGCAAAGACAATGACATCCTCTATAAATCTGTTTGTTGTTAGCAAAGCGGTTTTAAGAGACTCTTCTTTACAGGCGAATGCACACCTGTAAACAATGATGTCACTGTCAATTAAGATCACAGGACTTCATCGTCCTCAATGTCACTGTCAGCAGAGGCATACTCAACCAAGTCAGTGATGACCAGCTTGACCAAGCTTGGGCTTTTGCCCTTCTTGTTTTTGTATGACCAATCATAAGGCTTGACGATTGCCTTAGCCTTGCTGCCATTACCAATCTTCTCGGTAATCTGATCATTGTCTGTGTCGTAAGCCCTCATAGGAGAGTTACTCTTGCAGACAATAAATTTGCCCATGTCTTCTTTCTCGTTAACAGAAAGACCTAGACCTTCCAAAGCCTCGACAGCCTTGTCACTCAGCTTACCAAGATTAACTTGGTACTTGCCAGACATGTCGTTCATCTTGTCGAGCTGCGCCCAAAAGACTTCACACTTAATTTTAATCGACTCGTTATCCATTTCAATTTCCTTTCATAAAGGGTTTGTCACCCATCATCCTGTAGCCTTTCGGCATCAGCGGTAAATCCCGCATACGCTTTCGCGCCCAGATATCAGTGGCACTCTTTCCAATTGTTACCGATCTTTCCTTCGGCGTCAACTGGACAGCGAAAACCTAGAATGTTTCCAGCCTTCGCTGCTGCCTGTTCGATGAGCACCTTTGCTTGTTCAGCTTGATGCTCGGCAACTTCCCATTGTGTTTCATCATGCACAAACGCTATTAGTTTAGCATCTATCTGATGTTCACGCAAGCTTTTTGTTGCCTCAACCAGCCATTGTTTTGCAATGATTGCACCGGCAGATTGAAGCAAAGAGTTTAAAGCTGCATGTTCTTTACGAATCCATACACGCCTACCATCCAATGCAGGTACACTACCACGCTTAGAGAATTTGTGTATCTTTAACTTTAAATCTAACAGACCCGGAGTGTTGTGGATAAAGCTGCTAATTAATTTCTCACCACGTTTGCTGTTAGCTCCAATGATTGAGCCAGCTTTGGCAGCGCCTGATCCATATAACACACCATAAGTTAGCGTCTTAGTTACAGACCTAATCTTCTTGTGCTCAGGGTTATCCTTCTCCATGACAGTACCTCTAGGCACTAAGCCAAAGTTCTGTGCATTGAGCCAGTGAATGTCACCCTTAATTAATTCCTCAATCCAATCCTCATCTCTTAGGTAGTGACCTAGACAGCGTAGTTCAATGCCTGATAGGTCTACACCTACCTGCTTATAGCCCTTCTCTACGCACCACATCTCCCTACATTCAGAACCATATGGTTTATCAACGGCAGGGATCTGTGCCATGTTGGGGCTGAAGTGTGATGCCCTGCCACTGATAGCACCGTTGGTAGCGATGCGTCCATGTACACGACCACCATCATCCACAAGTTCAAGCCAGCTTTCAACCTGAGACAGACGCTTCTGCAACATCATGTATCGGTTAATCATCTGAGCTTCGGGCAAGTCAATCTTGCTGAGTACAGACTCATCAATCTTCCACTTACCTGTCTCAGTTTTCTTGGTGAACTTGACACCAAGATTAATCAGCCGGTCAGCAACATGATCCCTGCTGTTAGGATTAAAAACAGTTACCTTGTCTTTAAGCCTCTTGCCAGTCTTCGCGCTATATCTTTCCTCAACAATCTCAGGAAATACAACTTGCAGTTGACTTTCAATATCAGACATTTCACCTGAAACAGTAGCCAAAAATGCTTGAGCTTTCTGAACATCGAGTTTGTATCCATTGTCTTCCATCTCCTTACAGACTAAACCAACCGCGTGTTCCAGTTCAATGCTTTGCTGACTAAACTTTTCTTTCTCAAGCAGCTCAACTAATTTATGATAGAGTTTCTCCAAGACGTTAACGTCCTGCTTGCAATACTCTAGCATCTCGTCAGTCAAGCCACCATCGTAGTCAGAGAAGTCCTGCTTGTAATCTCCAAGCCTGTGCCCCCATGCTTCTAAACTGTGAGGGCTAGCCTTCGGGTTACCTTCAGCACGTTCCAGTTCAGGGTTGTACAACCTAGACATAAGCAAAGTATCTACCATGTTATGTGGCAATATTTTGACACCCCAATGCTTAGCCAGTAGAGGGAAGTCAAAGCCTATGCCATTGTGTGCAACAACCTTGTGATCATTGAGATATTCTTGAAGCCCATCAGGGCTAGTCCACACAGAGAAGTCTTCTCCTTTCTTTGTAACACATACCCATATCTGTTGATGCTTGGTATCCGTTTCGATGTCAAGAAATATCATTGCATGTTCCTATTAGTACACCCCCAATTTCAACAGCATGTTTTGCACATCATTCTTAATGTCCTGCAAAACTTCACGATCATCCTCAGCATCACCATATGAGACTTGATTCTGCACGACATTGTTAATGTCACGCATCAAGCCAACTAAATCACCCACAAAAGCAATGGCAACTGCTTCTGATTGATCATCTGTTTCAATTGAAAATTTCATTAAAGCATTAGTCCTTCCTCTTCGTCAGGCGAAGCATACTCAAACATTCTACCAGTCTCTTTCGTGTACAACAAGTCACACGCAGGACCAGTCATGCCTGAGTAACGATTCTTTAACACACGAACATGCGTTGTGTTACGAACTCGTTCTTCCTCAGCCTGACCATCACGCTCAGCGCCTATCACAATGTCGGATAGTTGAGCTATGCTGCCGCTGCCTCTAAGCTGTGCCAAAGAAGTAGCAGCACCTTCCTCATGACCCTTGCCATCAGGACGCTTGAGGTGTGACACAGCAAACAAAGCAATGTTTGTTTCCTGCACCAGCATCCGAAGCTTGGTCATAATTTCATCAATGGCTTTGCGTTCATCGCCATTGTCCTGAGCCGACACAATGATGCTGATGTGGTCAACAAATATGTACCGGCATTCCATACCCTTCGCCATGTATCTAACTCTGTTGACAATGTTGTCAATCGAAGTAGATCCGAAGTGGTCAAACAAGAATAATCTACCAGTGCCTAACGTCTTTTCGTAGGCATCTTTTCTTTCTTCTTCTGTTGACTCAGTGTCGGGCAGGTGCAGTGGCTTGTTGGCAGCAAGACTCATCAAAGACAAGCCAGTCTTCCTGATGCTTTCCTCAAGAAACATCAGACCAACTTTCTCTTTGGTGTTATTCAACAAGTGCCAAACAATTTCACGAAGCAGCTGACTCTTACCTAAGCCACTACCAGCAGTGATGGTGACAAGCTCCCCATAACGAACACCATAAGTTAATTCGTTCAGCCCCGACCACGGGTACATACACTCGGCTGGTGCGGGTGGTGTGCTAACCAAATCCCACAGCGTGTCACCAGCTACGATGCCATCAGGTGTGTACTGCTCAGACCTCCACCACAAATTGATGAACAGGTCATGCTTACCTTCGGACACATAGTCGCAAGCATCCTTGTAATCAACATCGTGTTTAAATACCTTAGCCTTCTGACCAAACAACTCAGCCACTTGCTTAGCAGCTTTGCGTCCGGGTTCGTCGTTGTCAAAGCAGACATTGATTGTCTCGAAACCATTGAGCCATTCATAGTTTGCTTGGCAATCCTTCATTGCAGACGTTGCACCATTTCGGATCGACACCACAGGAAACTTGCTGCCCAGCGCCTGAAATGCAGCGACTGCATCGAACTCGCCTTCGACAATCGTTACCGCCTTGCCACCACTAGGAAAAAGATTCTGACCAAACAAAGTGGCTTTAGCCCAGTCACCTTCGACAGCAAACTTCTTGTCGTTTATGTTACGAACCTTAGTCGCAACCAGCTTGCCATCGCTGTTGTGATAGGGGAAATAAAAGTTAATGTCATCCCGAACCACACCATACTTCTCCATCGAAGCACGGCTAAGCCTACGCTCAGACAAGGAAACTGTGTTGGCATTCTTTAGCTTCTCAATAAACTTAGTTTTATCTTTCTCAGAAACAACAGGAACATCTTCTTCAACCACCTTCACTTTGTCACTCCTTGTATAAGTCTCACATGAGAAGCACCAAGTGCTTCCGTCCTTATTATAACTCAGACAATCACTACCATTACAGTCAGGGCATGGTTGATGAGTCTTGTCGAATGCCATTGTTAGCCTCCATTGCTATGTCGATAGCCGTTATTGCTGCTAATGATTTCATCGTCGCTGCGTCGAAGTCCGATGTCTTCCTTGTGTGCATCCACTCCAGCAATGCATCCATAGCCAACTCCAAAGCTTCTTTGGTCACTTGATCCGTACTCCTTAAAAAAGTTGATGAACTTGTTCCAGTCTTCGTGATGTTTGAAGAGCATAAATCTTCCTCGTTTACTTCGTAAGGCACTCCACTAACTCTAATCATATTCCGTTGTTCTTTAATTCTTTTTCGACTAGCGAAGCATAGCCAGCTATGTCGTGCCAATTATCTGTGTAGTTGGCATCGCCAACAACGATTCGAGCCAGCTTGTTACAGATAAAAAACAAACTAACCTTGTGTGGATCAGGCATGTCATCCCATGAAGCTTCTTTTCTCAGTGCCTCATAGAGATACTCAGTCACCCTTGAGATGTCCTTGTATGCACCATACTTTGTTGCCCTTCGAGCCAACGTGTCATCGACTGACTCATCAGCAACAGTGGCAAGCGCACCATTCTTAGCAATGCTCTGCTGATATTCTTCTATCTCATCTCTGGTTGACTTCATGTCTTCAGTCCTTTCAATTACGATTCCTTTAAGAACACCCATAAGAATATCCTCTTCATAGATATGTCAAAGAAAACTTAGATTTTCACGGATACAGCTCTGCCTAGCTACCCTCAACAGGGTAGACCGAGCATTGCCGTGACCTTCACGGGCAACGAACAGAGGTGTGCTGTCGTTGCATTTGGGCAGACTATCAGGCTAACACACTAGCCCCTACGTCACGCTCTGCCTTTCGCTCCCACGTTGTCGGTGTGACGAAGCCCTAGTACCGACTGTTGATCTGCGCCGCTAGTGCCAGCTTCCCCAGCGCAGATGGTTAGTGTATCACATGCCTTCCATCATAGCAAGCTGTCAGGAAAGTCACGCATCTGCTGCGCCGTTGTCGCACTACGCAAGGTGTTCTTGATGTAGGGCGTCAGTGACGATGGCGTGGCGTGTCCACTCATAGCCATGATGGATGGCAAGGGCACACCTACCTCCACCATTTCCGTTATAGCAGACCTACGCAAATCCATCAAGCGTAATTCTTCAGGTAAACCTGCATGTACTAATATCTTCTTACCAATTCTGTTAAGCTGATTGATAGAGTAAGTATTTAGTTTACCTCTGATAGGCTTAGCTGCTGGTGCTATGTATTTCTGAAAGGCATAGTCCCTGTGCTGCTGCTTCAATATTTCCTGCAATCCGTTGCTGGTTGGCAGCTTGATTGAAGCGCCACGCTTGCTCTGCGTCAGCGTCAGGACACCCTCGTCAACATCGTACTCGTCCCATGTCAGGGTACGCATGTCGCCTAGACGTTGCCCCCACTCGTATGCCATGTTCACAATGACGCCTACGTTACGCCACTCGAACTCGCTGTATGCAGCAGACAGGAATGCACGGACATGGTTGCGTTCCCACACTACCTTGCGCGGCTTAACAGCGAATGGCTTTACGTTCTTGAATGGATTCACCTCAATGAATCCTTGACGAATACCATAATTAAAAAGCAACCTATACACAGCAAGGCTATGGTTAGCCAGCGACACACTAGCTGCTGCGTGTTCTTCATATACACGTTGGCATAATGGTGTTGAGATATTGCATAGCTTTGACCTGATCAAAGGTACACCTGAAAGCCTACTGTTATACCAGTAAGAAAAGTAATAGCTGTAGTCTCTCTTGGTTTTATCTCCAAGCTTGATGTAATCCATGCTGACCATGTAGCTTTTAACCAAGTCTTCTACTCGACTATTCCTTGTTAACTCTCGAAGATATTTTGATTCACTTCTCCATTCATCCATCAAGTTATTCTGCTGCTCAGCAAATACACAGGCTTGCTCGAAGTCTGTGCCTAAGCTTACACGTTTCACCACGCCAGCATCAATGGCATCCTCTGGCGGGTGATAGCGATAGATGATTCGTCCATCTGGTTTAGTTGCACTAATCAGATAACGGGGTTTGGGCATCGACCTACTCCAAGTTTGTACAATTCTTTTCCAAGCTCAACGATTCTGCC